CCCTCCAGCGTCTCCCATCCAAAGCACTCACCCAGAAAGTAATCGTGCAAGTCATCCCGTGACCAACCGACCAGCGCCTCGCCACCGCCCTCAATAACGGCGGAATAGACGACGCCCCAAAGGTACGCATTCTGTTGATTGGTGCGCGGCTTCTTCCACACCTCCACAGTCACCGCAAACGGTTTCTGAGGCAGGTTGCGGTACATGACCTCAACAGCCTTTAGCACCTGCTCAACAGGCGTGCCGATGGGGAAAATTCGTTTCATACTTGCTTGCTGACCTCAAGCCAGTCGCGTCCATACTCAACGTCTACCCAATCCTTAAACCACGGCCCGCCTCGGGTGAAATGGACAGCGATGGGGTTGGGGCAGTCGTGACGGAAATACCATCCTTCTAAGTAGTTCCACGCCACCGGCAGCGACCCAATGACGTCATCGGTGAGCCACTGGAAGCGGTGCAGATACATACCCGATTCACGATTGACCACCTCGGGCGTCAATGCCTTGACTTGTGGATGGCTACAGTTGATAAACATGAACGATGACCAGTTCTTACGTGGATACAAATGCTGCGCCTTGTTGTCCATTTTGACGGCCTCGGCAGGCCGGTAATCGTGCTGTACCACAAAGCACGCTTTTGCCCCGTCCATGTAGTCGGTGATCGCGGCGATGTCCCCCCGAAAAAGAAAATCGCAGTCGCAAAACAAGGCCCAGCCGTCATACCCGGCGAGGTGTGGGGTCAAAAAGCGCGTAAACGAAAACTCGGTAGACGACAGCGGATCATGCTCACGCCAATAAAGGCCCCGCTCACGAAGTTCTGACTGCTTGATGGGCTGGATGTCCACCGGGATGCTGGCGTGCTTCAAGATGCTTTTGCGGCATACCTGATACGCAATATCCTCGCGGCTGTCCCAGCCGACAAACACGCGCAGGTCAGAACGGGATGGCGTCGTCATGCCAATTGTCCTCGGTCATTTCCGTCTTGGCGGGCTGGCGAGTCACCTTGCCCTCGCTTTTCGCTTGGAATGACAGGCTCATGTATTTGTCGCCTGTCTTTTTGCTGGCCTTAATCCAGCCCGACACGTTGTAATCGACGTTGTTGATGACGCACGTACCCCGGTAATCAGGCCTGTTGGCGTTCTCGCCCTTATCGTTCTTAAACAACACTCCCTTCATGTTCGGATCGTAATTCACAGTTTTAACTCCTTCAGTTTTGCCAGTTTGTCGTCTAACTCTGCAAGGAACTTACGCACCTCGGTTTCTAATTCGGCAATGCGCTTGTCGTCACGCGGGACATTTTTAACGAACAATTGCAAGTGTTCCGGCAATCGGGGGTCAAAGGACACAAAATCGCACCACCACGCCCCCGTGCAAGCCATCTGGTATTGCATCTGGGTGATGTACTTCGTTGGGATGTCCTCGGTTAGCCACAAATCAAGGTGGGTCGCCGTGTTCGGGCATTTGATTTCGATAAGGCCGTCCCAATGCGTTTCGCCATCCTTCACCAGCCCGTCTGGGGACGCCCCTGACATCGGTATGGCGGGGTGGTCAATAAACCCCACCTCCTCCACCAACTCGCCTGTACGGGCGCTGTAGGCGGCCCTAGCGTTAGGTTCCTGCTCGGTACCCCACTCCATCGCGGCGTTGCTGAACGAGGACGCTTTCTGCCCCGTCAGCCGTTCCACGATAAGGTCGGCCATGTAGTTCTCACGGCTTGCCGAGTACCGGGTCTTGGTCTTGGCTACAACGTCAGCAACGCGGCTGGCGGTAACCTTGCCCAACCGGGCGGAAAACCATTCGTCGGTGCGCTGTTCCATCACGCAACCCTCAACAATTCAACGCATTTTTTGCCACGGTTTATTGCGGTCATTGCAGAACCGTTGCCCCAGAATTTGCTGCAATAAGAAGCAATACCGCTCCGCAAAGGCTCGGGGTCAAATTTGTCGAAAGGAATTTCAACCATTTGCCCTACCTGCAAATCTGCAACGTATGGCTTGTAATACTGGCATACGCTCCCAACTGGGTACTTGAAATTACGGGTTCTCTGTTTTGTTTTTTCTAATTGCAAATCGCCCTGCGTAATCGTTGCGCCATCAGGCAGCACAATTACAAACTTGACGGCGGGCATGGCTTGCAAAATCACAATTGCTTTGTTGAATAAAGCGTTCATGTCAACTCCTTCTTGCGGTTCGTAAAAGCGTCCATGTGCAACTGGCGGGCATCCATCGGCAACGACTTAAACAACGCGGTAAGAGCCTCTGCGGAGTCGCAAGCGGCAATTTGGTCAAGCACCTTGGGGTCTGGTTTAACTCCACGCGCCTGTGCGGCCTCGGCGTCGTCGTCGGTCTGATACACCCCGACAATGGCCGCCAACGCATATCGGCGTGCGTAGGTCAGCCCAGACCCCTGAGCCTGCGGGCTGGCGTCCTTGGTCAAAACCGGCATTTCACCGCTGATCCATTCGCCACTGCTATGCAGCAAGGTCGTAACCAACATCAGCCCGTCGGGCGTGTGGCGGCTGGTCTGCGTAACCGCCAAGCCGTTGTCGGTAAGCGGCTTGCGGCAGGCTTGCCAGACTGACTCAAGATCGGCGTAGCGTGACTTAAAGAAAGGGTTAGCCGCGTCCTTTACAGCCCCGGTAATTTGGCTTTGTGCCTTGGCAAGCGCGGCGGCCAATGCGCCACAGGTTTCACTCTGCATCGTTTGTCTCCTGTAGTTCTGCTATCGCGTTGTTGCAGGCTTCAATGCGTTCTTGTTCCTCGCGTTCCTGCATCTCAAGGTCAAGTTGATGCCACCAAGAGGCGTCATCGTTACCCCACGGTTCAGCGTCCATCGACCACCTCCGCGTCACACGAGTGACCGTCGCAAGGCTCAACTATGCAAGCGATGCCGTAAAGGATGATGAGCAGGACGACTACCGGCCACAGTGATTGCTGCTTATTCATACATCGCCTCCTCGGCAGCGGCGCATTGTTTGGCGAAGTCAAGTTTGCAACGGCGCAAAATTTCTTCGTATTCGGCTGGCGAAAAATAGCCGATGTCGGCGCGGACGCGGTACGGGTCGTAGTCGTTGCGATCAACGACGCGTGTCGCCTCACAGCCCTCGGGATAGCAGCCAAGCAGCCATACGTCAGTGACGTCAATGTTTGCGTCAAAGTTGTATTCAATCTCGGCTTGCCAATAAACGCCAAGGGCGTAAATTTTGGTTTCAAAGGTGTGCATGATTAATGCACCTCTTTAAGTTGCCGCACAAAAGCCCATGCCGCGCTGCGGGTGTTGAAGTGCCATTCACGGATGTAGCCGGGCATATGGCTGACGGGTTTGCTGACCGTCCAGTAAAGACCATTCCGGCGAGTTGTGATCTTGTTTAGCATTTCTGTTGCTCCGTTGTGTTTGTCAACGAGGCCAGTTTAGCAACCTATACACCCATGTCAATACCCCTATGCAAAAAAAGTTTAGACCGCTATAGTGCCGTCCATGGACATCCAGAAGTTGTTAAAGCGGTACGGCAGCCAATCGGCAATGGCCGATGCGTTTGGCGTAACCAAGGGCGCTGTCAGCCAATGGGTTAAGGCAGGGGCTATTCCTGCGGCCCGGGTATGGCAATACAAGGCAGGGCTGGTAAAGCCCCAGAAGGGCCGCTAATGCGGTTATACGGGGCCAGAAACGACAAAGCCCACCAAGCCTTTATGGTGGGCCTTGACGCGGCAGGGGGGCTGCCATTACGCTTCAGGTACGAAGTGAGCGTGATGCGGACTGTATTGGACTGTTCTAGTCCTGTCAAGCACCCCACCACGCCCAACCTCTCGGGCATCTTGGTCGGGGAAACTACGCGCAAGATGACCTTAAACCTACACCGGGGCAGCCAGCCTGTAGGTGCGCGGCGTCAGTCGGGAAGCGCAAATGGCAACGGGGTAACCCGTGAAAAGTAGCCGACAGCGGATGGCTCCGTCAGTCATCACTCCGCACGATCCCATTGAGGCGTTCCTACGTCTCAACCGTGCGGAATCACCATCAGTCATCGGGTCTGTATGACCTTAAAGGTGAGACATGGGAGATGAAATTCTTTATCGGAAACAGGAAACCAGTCCTAAAGACATCAACCACGAGCGTAGCGAGTTTTACGACAGACAGGCTATGGCTGGGTGGGAACAGTCGTTTAAGGAAGGGTCACTGCAACGGTTACGGTACTTGGATGCGGTGTTGTGCCGAGTGACCGACCCCGATGAGGTGGAGAGGCTGAAAGGTCGTGTGGGTGAACTCATCCGCGAAACTGACCCTGCTGCTATTCTGGGCGACCCGCACCTTGTAACGATGGTGCGTTGGTTGTTCAGTGAAAAAGGATTGGTGCGACTGCGTGAAAGGGCTAAACAAACGCACAAGGGTTTGGTGGCAGATATGGCTGATTCGCTGCATCAACGAGGCACGGGATGAGATACCGAGCGAGGCGGGACGCGAACGACGGTCTAATCGGTCAGGCGTTGACAGCCGCCGGGTTCGTCGTTCTCGACTACGCCTCAAACGGCGGCGTACCGGATCGGCTCGTGGTGCGAGACTTACCGGACGGGACACCGTGGATATGCTGGGTGGAAATCAAGGTCGAGAAGGGGAAACTACGTCCTAGCCAAGAGCGGTTTGCTGCCATTTTTGAGCCACGACAAGAGTTTTACGTAGCCCGTGACCCCGAGGAAACCGTCAGGGAATTGATGGAACGGTATCTAGCCGCGATCAAGCCCGAGCAGTATCGCTAAACATGAGCAGTTTGCGGTGACCCTTGTAGTGGACGATGGCCGGGTCTGGGTGCTGGGCAAGATATTCGGGCAGGCAGGCGTAGTGCGATTCTTGCAGATACTGGACGGCGGCACGTTTGGCGTACTCTCGCAAAACCTCTTGGTCGCCGTACCAGACCCGAAACTTGTCGGGCAGGACGTTGTACATTTCGGCAAGGTCAGCCCAAATGCCCCAATCCGCCGTGATCGTGCAACAACCGACGAACGGATACACCTCATCCAGCGTCTTTCCCTCGTACTCCGAGTAATCCTGACCGCGTTGGCGGATGTTGAAGATCGCCTCACGGTTAAAGTCACGCCGGGTCATCGCAACGGTTCCGCGAAGCAGCGCGGCAGGGTCGATGGGGTGTTGCACGATCATGTCGGTATCCATGTACATAGCAGGTTCGGTCAGCCCCAATTCCGCAAAAGCATTGGTACGCCATTGCATCAGGTACTGCCGATTGCCTTGCGTCACAAATACCCGCGAGACACCGGGTACGGCTGGCGTCTTGTCGTCTGTGACCTGAATAATGGTCGCGTCGGGGTTGCGGGCGCGGATGGAAAACACCATCGCGGTGGGCTGGGCGATGTCCTCGCCTACATGAAAAAATACAAACATAGGGAAACTATATGCTGAACTTGAACCGAAGGCGACTTTCACGGGCTATCTGGGACACCCTTTTTGCCGATTTGCCCGACCTGCCGTGGCACGTTATCGAAGACCTTGAGAAGTTAGACCCTGCCCGACGTACTGGGAGTACCAACCACGCCTCCCTAATGGCCTTATGGGCGGTTATACGCTACTTCCGACCCAAGACCGTGGCCGAGGTCGGCACGTACATTGGCAAATCGACGTTTGTGCTGTCGCGGCTGGGTGCTGACGTCCATACCTGCGACATGACCCACGATTTCAAACTCCCGATTGCAACTAAGATCACCCAGTACCACAGCAGCAGCACCGAGATGCTTGCCAAACTAGACGGCAAGATTGACCTGCTGCACCTTGACGGGCGGCTACAGGCGGATGATCGGGAACACCTGACGCGGCTCTGTACCCCCGACACGATTATCACGCTTGACGACTTTGAGGGTGTCGAGAAGGGGGTATGGAACGCTATGCAGTTTGACCTGTCCAAGCGCATCCTCGTATACCCGCCCGAGCGAGTATTGACAGAGCGATACGCGGTAGGGGATGCTACGACTGCAATAATCCTGCCCACCTTGAGGCTAACGCCGCAATGAGCCACAAAGACGCCGCTGAATTTGTAGGTGTTTTGCTGCATTCAGCCACCGCGACGCACTTCCTTCATTTGCAGACGGCCAGTTTTGCCGGTCACAAGGCACTTGGGCATTACTATCAGAACATCGTGGACTTGGCTGACAAGTACGCGGAAGCCTATCAAGGCCACTACGGGATCATCCCGCTGGCCGATTACCCCGAAGGGTTTAAGGTACAGACCGATGCGGCCAAGTACGCTAACAGCCTGCTGACGTTCGTCAAGGGCATCCGCAAAGACCTGCCTGGAGACACCGATTTGCAGAACATCATTGACGAGATCGTGGGCGAGATCGCCTCCCTTCTGTACAAATTGGAGCGGTTCAAGTGAACAAACCCGGTCTTTACGCCAATATTCTCGCTAAACAAGAGCGCATTAAGGCGGGCAGTGGCGAGCGTATGCGTAAGCCCGGCCAACCCGGCGCACCGACAGCCAAGGCGTTCCGTGAGAGCGCCAAGACGGCCAAGAAAGAGAACAAATGACAGCCGCGTGGACTCGTAGCGAGGGCAAGAACCCAAAAGGCGGGTTGAACGCCAAGGGCCGTGCCTCGTACAAGGCCGAAACAGGAGGGACGCTGAAGCCGCCGGTAAAGTCAGGCGACAACCCACGCCGAGCCTCTTTCTTGGCCCGTATGGGCAATATGCCGGGGCCGATGGCGAAGAACGGCGAGCCTACTCGCCTAGCCCTTGCGCTGAAGGCGTGGGGCGCGTCCAGCAAGGAGGACGCAAAGGCCAAGGCACGGGCCATTAGCAGCAGGAACAAGTAATGCCGATGCGCCGCGAACAAGTCGCCGCAGCCCTCCAATACCTTGGGGACAAGGCCGACCTAAAACGCCGTTATGAGCGCATGGTTAGCCTTGACCAGCCGCAAGATTCTGACGCTGTGGACATGGCTGTGGAAATGGGCGCAAGCATAGTGCCGGGTGTAGGCCAAGCCCTCGCTGCCCGTGACTTTGAACGCGCCCGCCGAGCCGATGACGAGGCTGGCATGGCGATGGCTGCTGCGTCTGCTGTGCCGTTAGGCAAATTGGTTGGAGCGTTGAAACAATACGATCCGACGATGCAGAAAATCTTTATTGGGAAATCTGCAAAAACATGGGATGCTGCTGCCGCCAAACGAGCCGAGGAAATGGAAGCCGCAGGGGCAGACCCAGAAACCATTTGGCGTGAGACGGGAACTTATCGCGGTACTGACGATCAACTGCGACAAGAAATCCCAGACGAAATGGCGTTTAAGCCCGGATTCGGGTTGCCGGGAGGGCGATCACGCGCATGGAACGTTGAGGAAGCAGTATTTCATCCATCAATGCGGGCTGCATACCCTGACATTATGGAGGAAACGCTTACGACGATGCGCGTAAAGCCCGATGTACCTGAAACTGGGTATTTCCAAGCAAGAGTACCGGCTGAATACGGAAGTGTTGGACTAGACCCCGAAATTGGGGTGTCAGGGCGAAACCGACCCGAAATTAAATCCGTACTGGCACATGAACTCCAACACGCCGTGCAAGCGAAGGAAGAGTTTGCCCGTGGTGGTAATCCCGATCAATTCCCGATTGTTTCCCGAGAACAGCGGGAAGGAACGATGAATTGGATCAGAGAGAAAATTGCAAGTAAGGCTGCAAGTCGGCACAAGGATAGTGAATTCCTTTTCAGCGGGTTTGAGCGCGGAAAGCCAGAAACGTTGAATGACCCAGAAATCAAAGCGTTGCTAAACAAATTAAAACAGATGGAGTTAGAGGCTAATCCGAGAGAGCAGTACAAACGGTTAGCCGGTGAGGCCGAAGCAAGGGCAGTTCAGGCAAGACTTGGTATGACCAAGGAGCAACGCCGCCAAACTTACCCGTTCAAATCGTATGACGTACCCGTAAACGAACTAATTAACCGCAAATGAACGCAGGTGCTTTTAAAAAGGGGCAGAAAGGCGGGCCGGGTAGACCAAAGGGTTTGCCCAATAAGTCCACTCAGGCCGCCAGAGAAGCCATTGCAGCGTTTGTGGACGGCAATGCAGACCGCCTCCAAGGGTGGCTAGACGAGATCGCAGCGGAGAAGGGGCCACAGGCTGCCTTTGAGTGCTTTAGCACCCTGCTGGAGTACCACGTTCCCAAACTCGCCCGCCAAGAGATCACAGGCAAGGACAACGGCCCGGTCAAGGTACAGATCGGATGGATGGCACCCGAATAATCCTCCCCTACGCACCGCGAAAGGCGTTCATGCCGTTCCATGAGCGCACTAAACGCTGGGCTTGCCTCGTAGCGCACAGACGCGCAGGTAAGACCGTCGCCGCCGTCAACGACATGATTCGCGCTGCTGCGATGTACCAAGGGCCTTACGGGCTGTTCGGATATGTCAGTCCGTACAGGTCGCAGGCCAAGGCAATTGCTTGGCAGTATTTTAAGGACGGCGCACACCCTATAACTCAATCGGTCAACGAGCAGGAACTGACCATAACCCTCATCAACGGCAGCCAGATACGGCTGTACGGGGCCGAAACCGCAGACAATATGCGCGGACTGGGGTTCTCGGGCGTATACATGGACGAATTCGGTGACTTTAAGCCCAGTGTATTCGGCAACGTCATACGCCCGGCGCTGTCAGACAAGCAAGGTTGGGCTGTATTTGGCGGTACACCGAAGGGCAAGAACCAGTTTTGGGAAATTTACGAGACAGCAAAGCGCCTGCCGGATGAATGGTTCCTGTTGCGCCTCCCCGCTTCATCGTCGGGGTTGTTGCCCGCTGGCGAATTAGCCGCAGCACGGGCGCAGTTGGCCGAGGATCAGTACCTACAGGAGTACGAGTGCAGTTTTGAGGCTGCGATTCTCGGCGCTTTTTACGGCAAGGAGATGCGCGAGGCTAACGACCAAGGCCGCATCACCAACGTGCCGTATGACCCCGGTATGCCCGTATACACCGCATGGGACTTGGGGTGGCGTGACGACACGGCAATATGGTTCTACCAAGTCACTCGTGGCGAAATCCGCGTGATTGACTTCTATGCCGTATCGGGCGAGGACATCCATACCATTGCGGACGTCGTGACGAAGAAGCCCTACCGCTACGCCAAGCACTACCTGCCGCACGATGCTCGGGCCAAGAGCCTACAAACGGGCAAGAGCATCATTGAGCAATTGGCCGCACAACTCGACATTGGCAAACTGGCTGTTGTCCCTGACATTGGCGTGCAGTCGGGCATCCAAGCGGTACGCATGATGCTGCCCCGGGTGTGGTTTGACGCAACCAAATGCAGTGATGGCATTGAGGCGCTGCGGCAGTACCAACGCGAATACGACGAAGACAAGAAAGCGTACCGGCAATCCCCGCGCCACGATTGGACGTCACACCCTAGTGACGCTTTCCGTATGGTTGCGGTATCATGGTCTGAAGTCGCTGACAAGCCCCCAGCGCCAGAGGTCAAGCCGCTGATGGTGGGGCCGGAGAACACAGTCACGTTGAACGACATGTGGTCGGTTCACGACCGTACCGTTAGCAGGAGAGCAAGGATATGAGCATTGTCAGCCCTAATCGTTACCCCTATGAAACAGTCGCCGCCTCGCAGACCGCACAGGTACTCGGTGGCACAGGTGCCGTGGGTGACTACCTCCATCGCATTGTGGTGACGGTCACGACGACTGGCACCAGCACGTTAAGCGTCATTGACGGCAGCACGACCGTCCTGACGATGGCTGCCAACACTCCGGTGGGCGTCTATAGCCTTGAGATTAACGCTGCCTCGGCTACCGGCCCGTGGGCGATCACGACCGGCGCAGGGCTTGCCGTCATGGCTGTCGGATTCTTCACGGCCTAATCATGGAAGGCATACTGCAACCGGAACTGGAAAAGTACCTCCGAATTATCGGTCAGTATGACAACGAGTTTGCCAAGTGGCAGGCGCGTACCAAGAAGATCGTTAAGCGGTACCGGGACGACAGCCGTGGGCAGGGTGGCAACGAAGCCGCCCGTTTCAACATTCTGTGGTCAAACGTACAGACGCTAACCCCTGCTGTTTACGCCAAACTCCCAAAGGCTGACATCAGCCGTCGCTTTGGCGATAACGACCCAGTTGGCCGCGTAGCCTCGCAGTTGCTGGAACGCGCCATCGACTTTGAGATTGAGCATTACCCCGATTTCCGCTCGACGATGAAATACGACGTTGAGGATCGGTTCCTCGGCGGTCGCGGTACGGCGTGGGTGCGGTACGAGCCGCACGTTGCCCCCATTGGCATTGAGGACGATGGCGTGTCCATCACCTCGGCCATTGAACAGGGTGAGGGTGCGCCGCCGAACCTTGAGCAGATCGAATACGAGTGCGCCCCGGTGGATTACATCCATTGGCGCGACTTTGGACACTCACAGGCCCGCACATGGGAAGAAGTCACCTGCGTGTGGCGCTGGGTGTACATGAACCGTGAGGCGCTCGCAGAACGCTTTGGCGACGAAATGGCTCGCAAGATACCCCTTGACCAAGGGCCAGAGCCGCTGAACGCCTATAACGAGGCCAAGCGCACGTATAACCGTGCGAAGATTTGTGAACTGTGGGACAAGGAAACCCAAAAGGTCTACTGGTTCTGTAAGGGTATGCCGCAGATGATCGACGTCCGCGATGACCCGCTCGGGATCGAAGGGTTTTTTCCCTGCCCGAAGCCGCTTTACGCGACGACGACCAGCGACACGCTTGTGCCGGTGCCGGATTTCCTGCTGTACCAAGATCAGGCGATGGAGTTGGACATCCTGTCCGACCGCATTGACGGATTGGTCAAGGCGCTGCGCGTGCGTGGCGTATACGACAGCAGCCAGCCTGCCCTGCAACGACTGATGACCGAGGGCGACAACAATGCGCTTATTCCAGTTGACAAATGGATGGCTTTTAGCGAGAAGGGCGGCCTTAAAGGCAGCATTGACCTTCTTCCGCTCGACACCCTCGCCAACGCCCTCATCCAGTGCTACCGCGCTCGGGAAGACATCAAGTCCCAAATCTACGAAATCACGGGTATCTCGGACATTATCCGTGGCACCTCGTTCGCCAGCGAAACCGCGACCGCGCAGCAAATCAAAGGACAGTACGCCGGATTGAGGTTGCGGTCGATGCAGGAGGACGTCGCCCTCTTTGCGTCAGAACTGATCCGCTTGAAGGCGCAGGTAATGTGTCTGCATTACCAGCCGCAGACCATTCTTGCCTACGCTGCCGCGCAGCAGATGACGCCAGCCGACCAACAGTTGATCCCGCAGGCGCTGGAGTTGCTGAAGGACAAGCCGCTGCGGAATTTCCGCGTGGATATTGCTGCCGACAGCCTTGTGATGCTGGACGAAAACCAGAACAAGCAAGACCGTATGCAGTTCTTGCAGGCGTTTGGCGGATTCCTCGCTCAAGCCTTGCCGGTTGGTCAGGCCAGCCCGCAGATGGTGCCGATGATGATGGAACTGCTGCGCTTTGGTATGCAGGCGTTCAAAGCGGCCCGTCCGATTGAGGGTCAGATCGACGCCACGTTGCAGCAATTGCAGCAGGCGGCAATGCAACAGCAAAACCCTGAGCAGCAAGGCAAGCAAGCCGAGATGCAGCAAAAGGGCCAGTTGGAGCAAAGCAAGATGCAGATGGAATCTGCCCTTACGCAAGCCAAGATGCAGCATGAGATGCAGATGGAGCAGATGCGAAACCAAGCCAAGATGGCGATGGAGCAGCAGAAAATGGACTTTGAGGCACGCCTTAAGGCTGCCGAACTGCAACAAAAGCAGGCTGCTGACCGTTACCGCGCTGACCTTGACGCACAAACCAAACTGGTCATTGCCCAGATGGGCAAGACGATGCCAACGCCACCGTTTGAGCAATGAAACGCACTTACGTATACGTTGACGGCGAGTTTGTAGAGCGTAAGAAAGACGCTAAGGGGCGTTATCACTACGTTATGCCTGACATCGTGCCGTACAAAAGCATGATCGACGGCAAGATGGTTACCTCCCGCTCGGAACACCGACGCCACCTTAAGGCAAACAACTGCGTTGAGGTTGGCAACGAAGACCCGAGCAAGCACGGAAGGCGCGAAACGCCGGTGGACACCCGGTTGGAGCGCATCAAGCACATGGTCAACACGCGCCTGACCAATGAGCAAGCGGATCGCATACTGCGCGACCTGCGCCAGCACGCTAATTTCACCAATCCCCACAGGAGAGGCTAATGGACGAGCAAGTAGAACGAGACGAAGCCCTACAGGCAGAGGTCACAGACCGTCGTGCGATGCTGGAGCAAGGGTTAGAGGCAGCCGAAAAGGGCGAGCCGGTTGATGGTCGTGATTCGCAAGGCCGCTTTGCGCCACGGGCGACTCAAGTTGAGCCACCGGAGACGGAGGCAGAACCGCCGGTATGGCGTCGTCCGCCTGCGTCGTGGAAGAAGGATTACCACGAGGTTTGGCAGAAAGCCGACCCGAAGATGCAGGAATACGCATGGCAACGCGAAGAACAAATGCGCGCCGGTGTCGAACCGCTGCTTTCCAAGGCGCAGTTTGCCGACACGATGCAGGAAGCCATCGCGCCGTACCTGCCGACCATTCAAGGCATGGGATTGTCGCCCGAAAAGGCGGTGTCGGCCCTCATGCAAGCGGACTACACGCTGCGTACCGCCCCGCCGCAGCAAAAGATGCAGTTATTTATGCAACTGGCGCAGTCCTACGGCATCCAATTGCCTACGGGCGGCCAGTCGCCACAGCAGCAGCCGCAAGCGCGAGTTGACCCGCTCGTATGGCAACTCCAAAACGAGTTGAACAACGTGCGCGGCGAAGTAATGGGCTGGAAACAGCAGCAGGAAATGCAGCAAAACCAGCAACTGCTGGGTGAAATCAACCAATTTAGTATGAAGGCCGATCATTTTGAAGAAGCCCGCCCGACCATGATCCAACTCCTACAGAGTGGCATGGCCGAAACGCTGGACGAAGCATATGAAAAGGCTATTCGATTGAACCCTGACTTGTTTGAGCAAATCAATAAGGCCCAACAGGCTGAAGTTGCCGCTCGACAAGCCAAGGAGCAGAACAGGGCAGCGAAAGCCGCCCGAGCAGCAGCGGTGAGTGTCAGAAGCGCCACACCCGGCGTAAACACGGCTCCCAAGGCAGCAAACCGTCGTGCGCTCTTGGAGGAGGCATTTTCCGAATCCGAGTCGCGCTTATAACCACTGATATAGGAGCATTAAAATGGCATTTGCCAACTCAAGTATCAGCGACATCATTGCTACCACGATCCAGAGCCGTAGCGGTGAACTCGCTGACAACGTGACGAACAACAATGCGTTGTTGCGTCGTCTCAAGGAGCGCGGGAACGTCAAGACGTTCTCGGGCGGTAACGTGATTTTGCAAGAAATCATGTACAACGACCCGACCACCAACAACACGAATTCCTATTCGGGATACGAAGTGTTGAACGTCGGCCAGAACAGCCCGATTTCGTCGGCGCAGTTCAGCATCACGCAGTACGCTTCTGCCGTGACCATTTCGGGTCTGGAGATGATCCAGAACTCGGGTAAGGAGGCCATCATTGACCTTCTTGACGGTCGCATGGAAGTCGCGGAAGCCCAACTCGCTAACCGCATTTCGGGCGACCTGTACGGCGATGGCACCGGCAACGCGGGCAAGAACCTCACGGGCCTTGCTGCGGCTGTGCCGGATGACCCGACCACCGGAACCTACGGCGGCATCAACCGCGCCG